ATGGCATTGATCGGCACCATCTTATTATTTGCAACCCTGTACTGGTTCTGGCGCTTACATCGGCGCTACCGTGGGCGTCAATGGTGGCGGCATAGTTGGCCGGCCATTATCGCATTGCTCGTCAGCTTTAGTATTCTCGGCACATCTGATGAATCCACTCAGCCAACTGTGAAGACAAAGACCGTTACTAAGACACACTTAGTAACGGCTAATAATGACAAGCAATTGACGGCACTTCAGGCTGCCAATCGTGCTTCTGCTAGCAGCTTAAAGCAGGCTGTGAAAAAACTTTCGAGTAGTCAACAACATATTGACAAACTCAAGGCTACGAACAAGCAAGCTGGTGCAACTTCGACAACAGCACCAACCAAGGTCAATTCTGACCATAACCCAAGTAACACTACGTTGGCGAGTAAAACTTACAACGGTCAACAAACGATCACGATTAATCAGAATCAGCCCGCATTTACCGCTAAGGAGCTCAGTACGAGTCAGGGTGCCTGGCAACAATATGGCAATTTAGACTCACTTAACCGGGTGACGGCTGCTAATGCCCTCTTAAATCAGTCACTGATGCCCAAAGCTGAACGTGAGGCCCTGAATGTTCGACCAACGGGTTGGCATAACAAACGCATCAGTAGCGGTTGGCTTTACAACCGCAGTCATCTGATTGGCTATCAATTAACGGGGCAGAACAACAATATCAAGAACCTCATGACCGGAACCCGTTCTTTGAATGACCCTGAAATGACGACCTATGAAAACCAAGTTGCGGCCTATTTGAAAGAAAGTCCGAAAAACTACGTCCGCTATCAAGTGACCCCCATTTTCAAAGGTAACGAACTGTTAGCCCGCGGTGTTCAAATGCGTGGTCAGTCAGTTGGTAGCAATGCTGTCAGTTTTAATGTCTATATTTTCAATATCCAGCCCGGTATGACCTTGAACTATACTGATGGCACTAGTCAGGTCAGTCACTAACGATCATTGATCATCGTATTCAGCCTATCACGCAGCAGCCACAAAAGTGATAGTGCCCTGTCGACCAGAAGTTCAACCCAAGTGAAATTTTAAAACAAGCCCAACAGACGTACTATGCGACGTTCTGTTGGGCTTGTTTTGACTTGCTTAATCCAATACGGTTACGCCTCTAACGCCAAGTCACCGTAATCATACGGCGGTTGATATCAAGTTGCACTAACAATTAGCCTAAGTATAAATTCTCAGTAATCGTTATATGCGTGGTCATGCACGTGATGATTCGCACCAAAACCACATCCAGAGATAAAAAAAGACCACACCCCATAGTAGGGTGTGGTCTGATGACGTTCCGTTAAGTAAATAATTACTTAAGGGTAACAGTATTATTTGCTTCTATGACAGTAGTTTAACAGGGACTGTACCAGAACCGTACCAGAATACAGTTAAAATAAATTTTTATTATATTGACGATACTTCATTTTTCCAATTTTACATCTTTTGACTGATTTTCTAAACCATTACTTTATAATTAACTCGTTAAATAAAAAAGACCTTCCTGCGGAATGGCAGAAAGGAGGTAGATAAATGAAAAAACACAATTAGAGCGGCCAAGCTCTAATACAATTGAAAATCTATATCTGTCTACATCTTATCAAAAAAGAACATCTTGTCAAGTACATTTACTTAATGCAATGTGATATTATAATAATGTTGTCTGCACTACCCAGCCAGTAGAATGAAGTAGGCATCAGGAAGTGATACAATTGAAAATCTATATTAAGTTTAACTTTTCAGGGTTAATAGTAGTTACATTTTTTGTAACGGGATTGCTTTATCTCCTACTAAAGTAAACGCAGGACTAAGTCTATTAGAATGTGCTAGCAAGCGAGCCAACATTCGACCGGCTTTTTTCTTTTGCTCAAATTTTAATTACTCACATTATACTACTTTTAGCTTGCTTGTGAGGCGGATTCTGACGCCGTTTCAGCGTCAGATGAGGCAGAACTATCCGCTACAGCAGCTGTGGACGTTGGTGCTTGCACTTCGTCAGCGACCTTATTAGCTGTTGCTTCTACTTGGCTTTCCTCGTCACCGTCAACTGTTGGTGCTGTTACTGTTTGAACGTCAGTAATAACACCAAGCATACCAAGGATCGTTAATACAGTGTTGATAACAGCGACAATGGCTGACCAGTCACCGGCAAACTTGATGCCAAATACGGCTAGTACCTGTTGAATCAAAACGATCAACAGTGAGATAATACCTGCAATCAGTTTGCCATTAAATGAGCCATCTGCATTCTTTAAACTAATCTTTTTCAATTTAATTCCCCCTATAAGAACTTTTCTGCGATATAAATAACTAACGTGACAAGCACGCCACTAACCAAGACACCGATCAGCCAATTTTGAATAGTTGTAACACGGTCAATTTGATGGCTAGCTTCGATGGACTTGGCCAGTGCCTTGTCAGCTTTGTCACCAATATCGTCAACTTGATTCAATTTTTCTTCGATGTTCTCAACTTTCGTTTTGGTGGCAGCCACATCCTTTTGAATATCCATTAATAACTTAGTTGTATCATCGTATTGTGCCATTACCGCACCACCAATCGCTGACCAGGATAGATAGTAGTGTAAATCGTCTTGCCATTCTGGCTAGCTAATGTAGTCATGCTCAGGCCGTTGCGCTGTGCGATTGTCCACCAGCTGTCGCCGGACTTGACTGTATAATACGTATGACTAACCAGCTGACCAGTAACTCGTTTCCCGTAGGCTGCCCCGTTGGTGACACCTAGCTTGATAAAACCATACAGGCCATTTGAACGGGTATAACGTGCCCATACATAGTCGTGTTCAATAATGACCGCATTGTAATTTACACTCTCACCCTTGTAATAGGTAGCCACTTGACTAACTTTGTCGCTATCCGTGTATCGTACGGCCAGTGTCCGATTAGGATAGAACACTCCTTGCTGGTTGTATTTAACGACCTTGAATGTGGCCTTCTTAGCCTGTTTAACATTGGCCTGTGCTTTAGCCTTGCTAGCAGTTGTATAACCCGACTTAGTAATGCCCGTTAAATCGACATTGCCGTCTAATCCACCTGCTTTATACATACTAGTGAATTGGAAGATAGCCACGCCGTCCATGCTAGGGAACCAGTTGTAATCAGGACTAGTTCTAACCAAATAGTCCGGATATTCAGCTAGCCACAGACAGCTACCATAGGCTTTGACAATGGCACTAGTGTTAACGTAGGCGTTGAGGTAGGCCTTGCCGGAATACAGCATCGGCGTATAGCCGTACGCCTTAATTAACTCAAATTGAGCTTTAATGACATTAGTGTTGGCTGTCACACTATTAGAAGCACCGTCCTCATAGTCCAACGCCACAATGCTGCCCTTGGGCGTCTTAACGCGTGGCAAGTAATAGGCCATCATCGCCTTAGCATTGGCCATGTCGCCACCAATACCGTCCCACAGATAGGTATGCACCCGTTTACCAGCCTGCTGAGCCGATTTAACTTGACTAGCATAAGTGGTCTGAGGAATATTAGTACCGCCATAGAAGCCACCTGCCTGTGACAGTACGAACTTATCAGTGCTATAGCCGAATGTCCCACTATTACCGTTATACTTAGACCAATCAACCCCTTGGTCACGACTAATTGAAGCCTGACTGTTTAAATTGACCATTAAAAAGGCCATAAAAATGGCGCCCACCGTTAAGATGAGTGCCTTTAACTTGTGCTTATTCAATTAAGTTACCCCCTCATTTCGTTTGACCTGATGCTATCTGAGCTGCTGATGCCTGTGCGGCCTTGTAGGCTGTAATTGCATCGGATACCTGAGTAACCTGAGCTTGGGTAATCAGTGATTTAACTAGATAATTGCCAGCGTATACAGTTGCCAAGTCCGATGGAATTAGTCCACCGTTAATACTATCAATTAATCCTTCTGTTAAAAATTCGCTTAAATCAAAACTCATGACAAAGAACCTCCTAGCGCTACAATAGCCGCTTTTATTTTTGCATAATCAGATTGCGTCAAAATTTCTGCTGAATTAGGACACCAGTCAGTTGCTACACTGCCTTTTTCCAATTTAAAACCCTTGAAGGAAATTGCACTATTGTCTGTTTGTGAACTAGTGAAAGATGTCCAAACGCCATTAGCTGCTTTGGCATCTTCTGGTGTCAAAGTTATTGTCAATGTAGAAATTCCTTTGCTACCAGCAGCGATAATTGTCCCATTAATATTATGGTTGGCAACATACATGTAAATAGCTGCATCATGTTTCACAGGTGCTAAATAACAGCTCACAGTATAAGCTTGATTTGCTTTTAGTGTTTCCACTGGGTAATACGTAGGTAGTCCAGTGCGCCAACCAGTAACGTTCGTGACAGTTGTAAGAACATTGCTCGTTCCCGTTAGCAGGTTAGTACCTACAGCACTGTTATTAACCTGCGTTTGTAAACTCTGGAATGCAGGTGCACTAATTAACCCAGCGTTATCAACAGTCCCTGTATCACCCTTTGGGCCTTGTGGTCCTGCTGGGCCTGGTTCGCCTTGCGGACCTTGCGGACCAGTTGCTCCGGTATCACCCTTATCACCTTTGTCACCTTTATCACCCTTGGCAATCGTACTTGCGGCTTTATTCATCGCTTCCACAAAGTCATCAAAAGCAATCGTTGTAATAGTCGCACCCGAACTATTCTCGATGTTGGCTGTTATTGTAAAGCTGAGTGGGTTGCCACTAGGATAAATACTAGTGCCTTGGGCGTCCATTACCCAGACTTCTAAAAAGTAATTACCGGTTGGAAGATTAGCCAGCATGTCCTTGCCAAAACTAAACTTGAATTGGCCAATTGGCAGGTTGGCCAAACTATCGATACTAATTTGCTGTCCGCGTAGATAGCCACTACGATTACCAATCTTGACAGTAATTGACGTCGCTGTTGTCAGGTCTACCAGCCGGCCTTCGTTTTTACAGACCAGTGTAAACGTGGTTTCATCATCACCAACTTTAACCTCTTGCGGTGTTTCATACGCAAAGTCAAGTGTCTTTGTCATACCATCGCCTCCTGTTATTTAATGATTGGCGCTACGTAGTTCTCGCCGGTAATCGTCTTGTAGTCATCACCCGTAATTGAATTCTTAGCTACTTCCGCAGCGACTTCGGTTTTATCCATCGTGTGCCACAACTGATATGCAAATTTGAATACAATCATCATGATTTAGTCCCTCCTTGTGCTAAGGCTGTCAATGCTTGTTCCAGTGACGCAATATGTTGCTGCTGGTCGGCCATTTTCTGAGCTATTGCCGTCAATGATTCTTGCTCAGATGTTGGCCCCACGACTACCCCTTGCGTAATCACCTCAGGCTCATCAGAACCGGTAAACTTGTCAGTGCTTGCGTCATACTTTAAGGGCGTATTCAATCCAGCCGGTGGCAACGTGAATGTTTCACCAGTAGCTAATTGATAGTCGTCAGCAACCACGCTATTACCGGTAACTGTGCCATCATCGTTGTATTGATAAATTAATTTCAATGTTCTACCCCCTATCTTGTGTAACTGAAGTAGCCACTAACCGCCACCAACGACTTATCCGGATAGGCGCCATCAGTGCGGAAGACCGTCAATTTATTACCAGCAGTCAAGTACACTGAAGCTAATACATTGGTCTTGTCGTCTAATGCACCACGACACGGGAAGTACATTGGCTCACTGGCCGCATCGAGTGGTGGAAATCCTTCCGGCAATGTGCCAAAGGTGATTGTGTCAGAATTCTTAATGCTGCACGTTAAATCGAATTGAATCTCGATCAATCTTGTCGATTGCATATCGTTAGATTTAACCTGTAGCTTACCGGTAAATCCATTGGTCGGCACTAAGCTGACCCAACTAGTATCGGCCCAGCCAGTGTCGTGCGTAGCATAAACATCACGTACAAAAGTTTGACCTGTTGCAATGGACATAAAATTAATATGCTTAAACGATCCTTGACCACTGACTGTTACCATTGCAGCATGACCATCGTAAGTTTTAGGCCCATTCGTGTACCCGGTTGCAATCCAGCGGCCAAAGTCTAACTTCATCACATCTAGCTCTGTAGTTGTTCTGGCCGTTTGTGCCCGACTATCAATCACAACTTTATCCGCTGCAGATTCAAATCCGTCACGCTCAAAAGTAGCAGGTAAATGAGCAGGTGAATTAGCATCACCATTGCTACCATCATGTGCATCAAACTTGGCTTTTAACTTCCTAGTCGCTTGTGAAAGTTCTTGTACTGTCATCTTTTCCATAACTTTTCACCTCCTAATACGTGAAGTCTCGGTCTGTGCCATAGCCGAAACGGTAAGCATGAATTTTTCGATTAGCAGTATCAACTGAGAAGATGTCCCAACAATCTTCAGCGATTGTATCTTCTATTCTACCGGGATTGCGGCTAGAGCAAAGGCTTGCAGCTGTTTCGATACAATTAATCCCATCGTAAGTCATTTGACCGTCTCGATGAATATGACCATTGAAAAGGCCAATCACGACCGCTTTGCCTTGGGATGTGTAATCGCAAGTCACATTAATCGGAAAAGTCCGACCAGCATCGGCCTGACTATATTTCGTTCCTGATTGAAACGCATTAATAATCCCAATTAGCACGTCCGAATTATACTGGCTTAATTGGGGTTGCCCTGCAGCAACTTCGAACGTTCCCGGTAAGGGACAGTGAGTAAAAATCATGACTTGCCAGCTATTATCTGGCACTTTAAGGGCTTGATTAGCCAGCCAAGTTAGCTGCTGGTTCTGATAGCCTGACTGCGTTAAAAAATCATATTCATAAGTACCATCACTGTTTAACGTATATGGTAAGTCAAAGCTATTCAGCCAGATCAAGCGGACCTTCTTATCGTTATAGTCTTTGTAGCCATATAGACTATCACCATCACGTGTTTCACCATAAACCTTATCAGCGGTGCGGTAATACGCTTTAATCTCAGCATCTGACAAGCACGTATCTGGCGTGTTATTACCATTCTGGCCCACACCATTGTCATGATTACCAAATACATAGTAAACATCGGTGCCCGCTGCAACCCGATTAGCAAGCACACTCGTTGCTTGCCGAGTTTCAACTAACTTTTCTTGTTTGCCAAACCAGCCATTGGTATTGTCACCACCAGCAACAACGGCATCTAAGCGGGCACGACGACTAGCCGCTGCCATATAAACATAGTGATTAATTGAATGCGGCGAATAGCTGCTTAGTTGGTGATGGTTATCTGTTATAAATCCCACATTCAAATTGCTTGCTGGAATCACTGTCAATTGGTTTAACCGATCTAACGCATAATTAGGAATTGGGCCACCAACCTCGTCAATTTCATTTTCAAAGTAACCATTCAAAGCATTACCATTTTGAAAGTCGCCAAGTGCCGTCTGAACATTTGCAGTTAGTTCTGTAAATCTATCTTCAAACGATGACAACTTATCATCTAAATCCTTTTCTGTTAAAACGTTGCCGTCTTTGATCTTTTGTGCAATATCTGCCAATTTGCTAGTTAAGTCTGTGACAGTCTGCTGGATTGTTGTATAGTCTCCATTCCATTTGGCAAAGGTGGCTACGACCTTGTCGTCAAACGCTTGAATTTTAGTTTTTAACTCGCCATCAGTAGCATCGATTAAGCTTTGAGCCTGATCTAATACTTTCTGCAGTTCAGTTCTGAACGGTGCCTGATTAACAAACATGTCTGGGTTGCCATTATAGACGTGAAACCAGACATTAAAGGTTGTGATACGTTTACCATCAGCGTTTTGTAACCCCAAGAAGCCGTAGAAAAAGCCTTCATGTGGGAACATGGTTCCAGGCAGGTTCATTTTTACTCGTCCTAGGCCAACAATATCATCGCTGGTCCCGACATAGCTGACGGCCTCACCGGTATCGGCTGTTACTTGGCTATTCTCATCCAGGCTACCAACAAAACCAGTCATAAATGGCACTAGCCCATCTTGAAACTGTTGTGCCAGTCCCTGCTCTTTAAATTGAACAGCCAGTGGAACCTGTTCATCGCCTACCCGACCATTGAAACTATCACTAAGATTGAACGCATCGCCTGAACCAATTTGTTGCTTGTACGTATCCAACGTAATCGTACTAACCATTTACTCACCTTCCTCTGTAGTGTTCACTACTTTTCCGTCCACAATTGCAATTGGCACATCATAATCAGACAAGATATTAACGATTGCTTGCATGTTCGTCTCGTAAACATTTATCTTGTCAGATAAATCGTCAAATTTATCTTTAAGGTCATTTAATCCAAGCTCATCAGTATCTAGCTTATCCAAGTATGGTTGTATGATTTCAAAATTAGAAGCCAGTTTTTGATACCAATTATGGTCTAACGGAATTGTTGTTAATTCATTTGTTGCTAAAGCCTGTTTATCATTGTCCATTCGGTATTACCTTCTTCCAAATAACAACACCATTATTATCAATAGTTGGCTTCCAAACGGTGCCGTCTGGGGAAACTAGTTGATTACTAGCCTCAAAAATTTTGTTAACTTCTTCCTTAGTATAAAAATCTGTAACATCTATGGTTGGAATAGTTGGTTTGTTAGTAATATCTTCCCATTTGATCGGGAACCGCTCACTAATAACAGTGACCGCATCAGTTACTATTTTTACTGCGTTTTTCAATGCAATACTCATGAAGTTTCACCTAGCTTATTTAATTTATCGATTGTATCATCATCAGTGATTAAATCGCCATCTTGCAGGTCGCCTAACGCTGCCTGTAATTGAGTCATTGTTTTATCAACATTATCATGAGCATTAGTAATGTGTTTAAACATAGCAACATTAATATCATTGACTGCTAGGCTGGCATTATCAAACGTAATTATTGGTAGTGAAAATTGATTAAATGGATTACGTTCATAACCGTTAAGAGCTACAGTCGTTTGCCAACCAAGGTTAGGCATAATTAATTTAACAGTTTCACACTGCCTAATAACAACATCCCAAGCGGTAGTAGTAAGCGTTGCAATTGGTTGTGCTTGAACTGTTTGTCGAGCATATTCAGTCATGGATTCTTGATCAGTAAAACGCTCATCACTGAGTGGGTCCCCACGTTGCAACCCCCACTTTTTTACACTGTCATCATCACGATAAGTAAAGTCAACTTGATACTTAGTTTGTGAATTGTTAGTGCCACTGTCCTGATTAATCGGCTTGCCTAAGCAATGAACTTCGTTAACAAGGCTAGTTGTATCAAGCGACAATTTAACGTTTTCAACATCATGCTGATAAAATAAGGTATCAATAACAGGCTGCTGTTTTAGATATGTTGCACTATAAAATGTAATCTGTTGGTTATCAATAATATAGCTGGCATCAAATTTACTAGTATAATCCTGTAAGAATTTGCTAAATGATGAATTCCCTAAATTTTCGATTTGAATTTTAGGAAAATCACCAACAAAATTAGCGGTTATTCCTTGATCGTTGCTGTCAATCATAAAGTTAACAGCATCATTCAAGCCATAAGTTAAAGTTCCTGTTTTAACATTATTCTGACGAACATTATTAGCCAATCTATAAAAAACGTGGCTAGCTGTCACTTCATAGACTGATAATCCACCAGAAACCGTTTTGGTACACTGAGTAATAGCATAATTTTGCCCGTCATAATTAACAATATTTTGCACGTCTAACAGCTGAATAGCCTGCTCATAAGCCAAACTATCAGTAATGGCGAATGTCACTTGCCACGTTTCGTTGGCCGTCCAAGATTCTTTAAATGTCTCTTGCAAGTCAGCTAGTGGCAACCGTTCTCTCTGCTGGTTGAGCCGATCACTGATAGTTAGCTTTGGATATTGAATCATCAATTTAGATATTTGAAATAGAAGCTAACGGTACAATTCAAATCTTGACAACCAGTAATCTTGAAATGATTGTTACCGCTGGCTAACCGGATAATACCGTTGTCAGTATTAATCCCAGCTGCTTGCCCATTAATTTGTGGATTTACGCCAATTAAATTGAACGTATCGCCAGTTGTTAATGGTTTCGTACATGTAATCGAATCGCCAGTCGTTGTATTAGCAATTGTCGGTGAACCAGTACCGGTCAATGTAATATCCAAATAATCGCCCTGTACCAAGGGATCAACTGGCAATTCGCCAATATTATTGACATCAAATTCAGATGTGCTGAATACATAATTTACTGTATCAGTCGGTAGCCCTAAGCCAATATTGGGCATCTCGTTAATATGAGTTGACGGCATAATACTTTGTGCAACCCCAGTGAAGTTGTTTAATGTGACAGTGATCATCATCATCTTGTCACCATAATATTCAGCAGCGATTGTCTTTTCACGAACGTGATACATGCGACCACCACCATTGTCAAAGGCAACCCAATAATTATGACGACGTATTAGAAAGTTTGACAGTGATTGGAAAGTTAGTTTTTCATCAGCATCACCTTGGCAATAGACAATAAACCTCAAAACTAAATCCCGTTGATCCAAGCGGCTATTAGCAAGCTGTTGGCCGTCGCGTGTACCTGCAGTTCGATAGGTATCGGCGATTACCGGTGGCAACCAGTCAAAATCAATTAGATAGACGTTACTTAAATTGGAATTATCAAAGATTGATTGCCATGTTTGACCATCTTCACTCAAGGCAAGCTCGATCGGGTCAAAACTCAACGGGTTAGTATATTCGCCAAATAAATAAGCGTGCGGCTTATCCGTACGCTCTGAAAATACTTGCATATTGACCTCCTAATTGTTTTGCATCCTGAATGTCTGAGCATCCTTTTGGCGCAACTTAGCGGCCAAATCGTCTAATAATTCTGGCTTTTTATCAGCGATAATTTGCAACAACGCATTAGCTTGCCGCAACAGTGAATTGGTTTCAGCATTATCATCTTCGTGATTATTAATAGTCTGAGTTGATACGGGTTGAGCACGCATCGTTGTGTCCATCGCCTTAGCCAATAGTGGATAAGCTGTGACATCATAAGGATTAATTACAAATTCATGGTGTTGGTTATTATCGCCAATGATTGCAGTTTGCTCGTCAAAGACTTCGCCACCATGAGCAAATCGGCGACTACCTTGTGGGCCACTATGCAACCAATCAACCTTTGGAACACCCCAGATAGAAGTATGTCCAATACTGTTTCGCCAATCTGAGTTATTAAAGAAAGCTAACAGTTCATCGAGCGGATTCATCCGATTAGTATGCCCTGGCATCGCAAAAGCAGCAAATGTTCCTGGTGTATATTGTAAGATACCACCGGCTTCATTACCGCCGCTATTCATATCGTGAACAGTTTGAATGACAGATTTACCACCGGATTCACTCATGATGGTTGCTTGTAAAAGATCACTGAACCCTGATGGAAGACTATCAATGCCCATCATCTTGGCAGCTTTTTCAATTAATCCTGGATTGTAGTGACCGGCTTTGCCGTCAGATACTTCAAGCTTTTTCTGGGTGCTTTTTAACATTTCCTTGAACTTATCCACTGCTATGCTTGATAGCTTTTTAATAGTGTCACTAGCTAATTCACCAAAACTAGCCGCACCTTTAAACAAGCCATCAGTAGCTTTGTGCAGCAGACTGGATATATTTCCAAGTGGATCTTTAAGGAACTTCTCAACAGCCTTGGCCTTGTCACCAATCCATGAGCCAATGTCGGATAGCTTACCTTTAGTCCAATTAATCGCGTTGCCAACAATCCCACCATGTGCATAATGATCGACACCGGCAGACGCCATAATAGCAGCTGTTTCATCGCCATTGTATACTCGTGTGCCAACTGGCAAAGGTAGCACTGCATTACGTTGATGCGTCATCTTGAGTTCACCAGAAGGTAGTTGTAACAGTTCCTTCCAGTTCTGACCGGCACCATCGTTAACCATTGATAGACGAGTATGCACGACACCACCTTGAGCAAATTTGACTGGCTCTAAATGGTGAATACTAGTTTTATGACCAGTAAAGAATTTCCAAACTGAATCAATAGCATCTACACCGGCATTAATAACACTCAAAACACCGTTAATACCGTCTTGTGCTGCCTGCTTGATGCCTTTCCAGACGTTACTGAAAAAGTCTCCTAATCCTTGCCACATACCATGCCAAACGGTGCTAATGGCATCTAATACTGATGAAATTATATCGTGCATCCCGTGCATGTAAGCTTTAACCGCTTGCGATATGGCTTTCCAAATATCTGAAAAGATGTGTTTAATATCTCCCCATACTTTGCCCCAGTTGCCATGAATAATATCAAGGACAGTCTGAATCACGTCAGAAATGACATTCATTGCCCCAATAATTAGTGGCTTAATCACATTCCAAACTGATTTGACTACCGCGCTAATAACATGCCAAGCAGCTTTCCAGATTGCTTTGATAATATCCATTCCGGCTGATATAAGGCCTTTAATCACGGACATACCTATATCAATAATTGGCTTAACAATTGTCCAAGTTTTCTTTACTTCAAATGATATAAGCCCCCATGCAACTTTCCAGACTGCACTTACCACAGCCATACCAAGCTTGAGAACTTGCTGGACCATCTTTACCCCAGCCGAAACCACTGGTTTAATTGCTTTCCAGACTGCCTGAACGGATTTAACCGTCTCTTTGAAGAAAGGCCCAAATGTCTTTTTAATCCACGTTACAGCATCGCCAAGCCACTTAGTAACGTTCTTATACCAATCTTTGATTGTATTAATAAGCCCATTTACGAAATCACGGAACTTTTTATTATGCTTATACAACTCAACTAAAGCTAACACGATTGCCGCAATAGCTGCGATCCAAATACCGAAAGGCACTGCTTTTAGTGCTGCTCCAAATGATGATAAAACACCAGATCCACCCTTTAATGAAGACATAAATGCGGTTACTGGCTTACCAAGGTTCTTTAGACCAGCGGTTACTTTTAAATTATCATTAATAGACTTGATACCGCCAACAAATTTGCTAACATTTTTCAAAACAAACGCTCCGGCTAGTATTTTCCCGAACGTTCGAATAGCTGGCCCATTGTTTGCTAATGATTTTAAAGCGCCTGCTAGTCCGCCTACGGACTTTGAAGCTTCTTTACTGTTATTTGATGCTTTACCAAGTGGATTGACTAAAAATCCAAGCACTGAAACCACATCATTAATAGCTGCGCCCATAACTTTAAAAGCAATAGTCAGACTGCTCTTAACAATGCTGCCAAACTCTTTAATATTACCAGCGTTCTTGGCAAGCCAAGCTGAAAGCTTGTCGACTGACTTACCAGCGTTTTCAACCATCTGGTCTAGTGCATCATTAAGCCCTTTGCTAGTAAAGTTTTTCCCTGCAAAGGCTTTAGTAACAGTTGTCATTCCTTTTTGAATTCTTTTACCTAATTCGTTCATCAAGGATTCAGTCTTCGGATCATTTACCCAATGGGTTAAAGCTTCCATAATTGGATTGGCGGCTTTCAACACAGGAGCCATGACAATTCCCATCAGTGCTTGTGAACGTGCTTTCAGTACACGCTCCATGCCATCAAACGTTTTCATCAAATTTTCTGCAGCTGCTGCATAGTCATGCAAACCCATTTGTTTAAAAATATCTTCGACATCTTTAGCAGACACTTGACCTTTTTGTACCATTTGGCGTAAGTTGGCAACCGCTTCATCAGCAGAACTACCAACTTGTTTAGCACCATTTTTAGCAGCAGTAACGTAAGACGAATTAACTTTAATCGCTTGCTTTATCATTGATGAGTTAACTTTTTGCCCGTTACTAAGCATCCCCTGAAACTTTTGTGCTTCACCGGTTGAGATAATATTCTGTTGTGCTAATTGTTTTAAGTCGCTATTGGTAATCGTGGCGCCATAATGAATCTTCTCAAAAGATAAAGTTTGTTCCTTGACATAATCCCGTTGAGCTTGAGCAACAGCCTTGGTATTGGCTACAGCAGATCCACTAGCTTTTGCATGTGCTTCTTCAAACTTGGCCATCTTTTCTTCGACCATTGGAAAGTACATCCCTAACTGATTAAGTGCACCAGCAGTTAGTTTACCTTGAGCTAGGCTGTGAACCATGTCTTGACTAACAGACATTAATTGATCACCTGTTAATCCGACCGCATCACCCATGTTAAGCATAGCGTGTGTTAAGTCATCGGCTTCTTTTTTACTGGAATGTAAATGATAGAATCCCTGTTCCAATTCATCAACGATTTGAACGCTTTGTCCTGTTTTTACAGCTAAGTCATTAATGCTTTGAACCATATCTTTGGCTTTACCAGCTGATCCAGTCAAGGTTGTCCATGTCGCTATCATTTTTTGCTGTTCTGCATCGAACTTTAATCCAGCTCCAGTGGCAGCAACAATGCCATCTTTTACTTTGTCATAAGCGCTATACAGTGCATTGCCGATAAATGTGCCTTCAATAATATCACGTAATCGGTGCCCATTTTCCTGTGTTTTCTTGGCGCTTTCATTAAACTTTTGGAATCCCTTACTGAAGCCGTCTTTTACTTTTAGAAATAATGAATGTTCCTTGGGAACTTGTTTAACTCGCTCGCTAAGATGTTTGAACATATCGGTGAACTTATCTTTTGCACGCAAAAATACAGAACGCTCCTTAGGAACGTCCCGCACTTTGCGTGAGAATAGGCCAATATTTTCATCGTTGATTTTAGACTTTAATGTCGTTACAACATCATGTGGAATCTCTTTGAGACGGTCAATCAGGCCACTAATCTTTTCACGGATTGAATTGCTTGAATTAGCGACTTGGTCTTTATATTCATTAAAGTTAGCTTTGGCTTCGTCCATTGCTTCTTTCTGTTTGGAAGCGTAGTTGTGCCACTGTTCACCGCTTTCACTAACTTTAGATCCCATACTAGCAGCAGCATGAACTGCTTCGTCCATTGCTTGGCGTGCATTAGCAACCCCTTGGCTAATCTGATCCATAAATTTCCACACAAATGTCTTTTCAACAACTGCACTCATTAATCGGCCTCCTCTCTATTAGCTTTGGCTGCCATCAGTTTTCGATACATAGCCATTTGAGGCGTATCAGGTTGTCGTTCTTCGACAGTTCGATAATCAGTTAATTTGCTAATCTCATTTGCAATTTGTTCATCGGACCGTTCTACAACTTCGCCTAACGGTTGACTGAGTTCGACACCATAAGTGGCCTGTGGCATTAAACGAGCATGCATTTGCTCACGCTGCTGATTAAGCATGTTAACCTGATAGCCATGCCAAACAGCTTTAAACTCAGCCGGTGTTAATTGTTCTAATTGTTCCGGAGTTAAGCCTGCACTTCTGGCGTAACTGATTGCGGTGTACCAGGTTGCAGAACTTTTTTCAGCTTGTCCAGTTGTGCTTGAAGTTGTTCCATACCCAACTGATCCTGGTTGTATTGGTCGCTGCCCTCTTTTTCCGAGTCCAGCTTCTTCTGCATGATATCCAGAATCTTGTTGTACCCTTTTACAAAACTGGTAAGCTTCCGTGCTAAAAAATTATCAGCGTGTAAAGATTGAATGATATCAGAATAGGCAGCGTTCGTCTTGTCATCGTCAGCAAAGATAGTGTCTTCGAGCGCTTCGACTACTTTGTCGCGGCTTGGTTGTGAACGCTTAAAATAAGCCAACGCGTAATAGTAGGCATTCACAATTTGATCTGGGTCTTCATCTAATAAGCCATCAACAAGGACATCAAAACCGTCACGACCATCTGCACTGAGTTCTTTCTTTACTTGATTAGCGAAAGCATAGTTAAGTTTAGGGGTACAAGTAGTGCCATCAATCATTAAATTTTCCATAGTTTAAATTTCCTCCATTATTTACCAGTTTGTGGGGTAGTAGTACCAGCTGCGGAGCTTGGTGTCGTGTCTCCACCAATATCGGTGTTGTGAGCGAAGTCAAACATCTTTAACCCGTCGGCTAATAGTTGTGGATCAAGTTCAGCCACATTTAACACACCGTCTTGCGTGTTACCATCAATGTTGTAAGTGATATTAGCATGTAACAAGTTGTTAACTGCTTCGGTTTCTGGTAACCCATTAGGCTTAGCCATACCAAATTCAGCGGGTACAGACACAACATTTCCACTAGCATCTAAAGTTGCTTCGTTGAAATCCATACGCCAAATACCAACCGCTGCATCTTGTACAACTGCTCGTTTAATTCCATCATGAATCTTGTCACCGATCGTCCAATATGAATCAACGACAAATGTTTCTGATCGTGAACCAGACGTATGCAAAACGCCCTGCTTTAAGTTAACCGCAGAACTGGCACGAGTATTAGTCGTACTAGAAGCAGCTTGCAGTCCCAGCATTTGAATCAGAGTTGCTTTATCATCCCATGGGAATTTAATCCCGTATAAAATTTTGTCAGCACTTTTTGTTTGTAGCTTTAATCCAGCCATATAGTGTTTCCTCACTTTCCATAAACGAAAATATCAAATAAATAAGCCAATCGAGTTAACGGTCGGCCTTCTAAACTGTTATCACTTAATTTACGCATTGACGAGCTGTCATACTTAGATGGCCATTCGGCTAGTTTAAATCGTTGCATAGCATTGGCAACTTGACGGCCTAATGCGTATGCTTGACCAACATTAGCTACATCAGTATAGACATCGACAGCCACAGTGCCTAAGAAATAATCCAAAACTTTAATATCGGTTTGCTCTTGCTCATTCTGCAAGCTGACAACTATCTGTGGGAACTTAGTTGGCCGCTGCTGGCCGAAGTCATATACTGGAACGTTCAATGTTCGCAGGCATTGTTTAACGCTTAATAGCAGGTCTTCCTCTGGTGACATATCAATCACTCCCCAATACTGCCAAACGCATGATACGCTCAAATTCATTATCAAGCCTCATCGCTATTTTCTCGCCGGTAGGCTTCATAAACGGTTCGGCAGCCATTCTATAAGTGCCGTATTCTACATAGACACCATAGTAATCAACACCGTCTTGACTGGTGATTGGCTTCTTACTGCCATTACCAGCAATAGCTTCCAATGCCCGTTTCTGATCTGCGACTGTTGCCATCGGTTTGATTGACACTGACTTGCCATCGTCACTAAGCTTGATTTCTAGTGACCCTTGCAAAGTACCAGTTGGCTCGTAACCAGACTTACCATGTCCAACTTGAGTGCGTTCTAAGCCTTGTGCAGCCTCTTGTTCTCGCACACCAGCATTCTTGATGAATGCCTTGCTTAGTGCAACGGATCGTCGGTATTCCTTATTGGCTTCTTCCAGTGCTTCTGGCATACCATTTTGTGCAAGCCTTCTGGCAGTCTCAAATAATTGGTTAAAATAATCAACGTCAATCGAAAATTTAACGGCAGGTATTTGGTCATAGTTATTCGCCATGCAGAATCACCTCATTGTGAATAATGTAGAACGCCGTTTGCTTATCATGCTGACTAACTTTTTGAATCTCGTGCATCGTATCGTTATCACCTTCAACATATTCGCCATCAAAGCCAATTGCGTCGGCCTGATAACATCCATAGACACGAATAACCGTTGCATTGTACACCGTGCCATTGGGGGAAAATGTTAAATTGACATGTTGCATATTGGCCCACACAATTTGGCTTTGATAGTTTGCTTGATGGTTAAGACTGTCAGGATTCTCATCAGGAAGCTTAGTTAACAAATAAACTTTATTTGGATAGCGCATATCATCACCAACCAATCGCAGTAGCACCACGAGTGGTATTAGCCTGACCATCAATCCAAGCTTGTAGGTCTGGATAATAAGGTGCTAGATCGTTAACGTTGAACTGAAACGACAGCCCTTCTTCAGTGTGAGACTTTTCGCCCTCGTTGTGAAACTTATTGAACTTAGTTACAGCTAAGCTTTCAACGATATAATCCAATCCAGCAGGTAAGCCTTGAACTCGAATTGCCCTCCCTAGATACAAGATAATTGCTTGCTCCGCATGGTCAATATACAGCGCCAGTCTAGCTTTCTCGTCATCAGTAGGTTCAATGCCTAACAAAGTGATAACGTGTTGTAACGTAATGTCATCCATATGGCACCTCTTAACTATTTGCCAGTCGTTGTTGTAGTCGTTGCTGCAGGTACGATAGCGTCAGCACTAGTTACAAACTGTGCCATTGGAATCAATTTTTGATCGTAGACTTTTGACCAATTAGTGCCATCGGCTAAGTCAACCATTGAAGGATAAGTTTTGCCTGGGTTTTTGGTAACGAAGTTGCTTTCATTCCAAGATAAACCTTGTGGAGCAAAAACAAACCGACGACGGTTAATAAGATAGTCTACCCCGTGGTTCTTTAACGGATCACGATTAGTTTCAACCGCATTAGTGACTGGCAATTCAGAATAGCCAACCGCACCTTGAGCAAACAAGTAACTCGTATACTTGCCATTATCAACTGGTAAGCTATCGTCAACCACAATTTGAACACCCTTAATTTTATCGCCAGCATCAGGTGCTTGGATTGCCGTTGGTACATTATTATTGCCGTTTAATACAAAGGTAGAGTTATTCTTCGCGTCAACTAAGTTTGCATCTTGTAATTGACGGAGAATATCAGAATGAACTGCTACAATAGCCAAATCTTTATACCGATCTCCCAATAAGAAGCGGGCCTTGTTAAAGTTCTTTAAGCTGAACGTGGTATCAGTCTTATCAGTAGTAGTGTCTAATTGGTTGACACCCTTCATGCTGGCTGAACTGAATACCCCTGTTAGAGTTTGTAGTAAGAGCTTTTCATAGACGTGTGACCAGTAGTCACTAACTTGATCGCCAATAGCACTTAATGGATCTGCTCCTGATAATTCGGCTGATAAGTCAGTTGCACTCCAAGCTTGATCAAAGCCTAATTTGCGGGCTTGCGCTAAGTCGCTAGTAATCTTGTTGACTAATAAGTCTGTTGTGTCATCTGGCACTTGTGGGTCGTCGTCAGCTAGTGGTTTAAACAATGGCATGTTAGCTACTTTACCAGCACCTAATAATGCTGCAATTTGTGGAACACTTTGAACGACGCCACTCGTAAAGAAAGCGTTGTTTTGTGTTGATTTTTCAGCTAAATAAGCACCCCAGTTTTCAGGGATTTGCATATCACTTAATTGTGTAATATTTCCGTTTGCCATAATTCATATCTCCTTATTTTCCAACGTAGAACGACTGACTAATGGGCTGGGCACTAGCAATTAATTTTTGAGCCTGTTCTTTGTTGGTGTTATAAATTTCAGTTTGTTTTGTTAAATTCCAGCCATCTTTAGACCATGGATTATCAGTACCAGCTTCTAATGGCGAAGTATTGTTATTCCCAGTAGTGACGGATTGCTTACCAGTTAATAGCTTTTCAGTAGCCGCTTGTACTTGGCTGTCAACGTATTTCTGCAAAAGTTCTAGATTATCACTTGTGGAATCTTCGTCAGCACCCATAACTAGTGGTAACATATCAGGGCTAATCCCCTTGTCAAGTAACATTGACTTGGTCTTGTATTCCTGAATCTGAGTTGCTAATTCCTGAGTGTGTTTAGCCATATCAGCTTCACGTTGTTTACGATCAGCTTCAGCCTTTTGTTCGGTGGTCATTTTAGCTCGTTCTTCGGCCTGCTTTTGCGTATCAGCCAACTGCTTCTTAAATTCAGCTTGCTGTTGATCAAGCTTCTTAGACCACTTGGCATGCTGTTGACCAATCAACTCATCAATCTTAGATTGTTGTTCATCAGTAAATGTCACCGGTTCATCAGGCTGCTTACCACCTTCAGGGTTGGTTTCCGGATTCTTTGGTTCTTCACTCATTAGATAACCTCCATTTAACGTCTGTCGACTCAATTCGTTTAACGCCCGTCGGCTAAAAAAGTGCATAAAAAATAGACCTTTTAACGCCGTGTCTAGGGCAATTGGTTATTAGTTAAGTTCACTTAAGACATCTTTGTAGTCCATTTGTACCGGTATTACATTGCAATGACAACGTGGATGTAGCGGGGGAACGTTCATTCCCACCACAGCATCTTTAATTTCAACGATCGTACCATCATGACCCTCACAGTATCTGCAAACATGAGGATTATCACGGGTGACAATCTTTAGCTTGGTAAAGCCTAAATTGTTATATTGCTTGGCACATTCCCGCGTCTGAGTTGCTTTGCTCTCAGTAACTAAAATACGCTCCATATCAGCCTTAGTTGACATGTAGCGCTTTTGCATTGCTGTTTCCCATAAATCTTCATTGGGATTAGGATTGCCAGCAACGCCTAGTTCTTGTGTAACCGTTTTGCTAATGGACTTAGGATTGACATGATTTTGCATTTGAAACTTGATAATGTTATCTAAGTCAATCGATAACTTATTAGCGTGCTTAAAAATTAGGTCTAGTGAGGTATTCTCGGGCTCGTTTTGAGCGGCCACTCGATACAAAGCACGCCGTCTAAGCTGTGTATTGTACCCACCTAGTCCACTACCAGTTAGCTTAGTTACCTGTTGAACGATCTCTGCCTGCTTAGCTTGAACTAACTTGTTAACCTTTAGTCCCATGTTAGCGACATTAACGCGTGCTTGAGCCTGAGCTACATCTAAATTAGTCTTGTAAGGCAGATTATTTAATAGCGTGGCTAAAACTTGTTCTTCCTCACGATTAGCGTTCTGCTTTAGCTCAAGCACTGCATCGGTTAATTCTTTAATGTCTGCGTCATCAGCATCATCTTGCCAGGTTACATTTTTGTGCAAAAAATAGGTTAAATTCTTAACCTGTGCATGATGCGAACGTTCAATAATACTAATCAACTGTTGGAAGACTGGATCCTTAACATCTAAAATCTTTGCTAAAGCATGGGCCAGTTTATTAATGTCCATAATCAGCCTTCTTTCATGGCAAACCGTCGTTCTCGGTTGTAGCCTCACCATTACTCATTGATGGGGCGGCAGCTGGCTTTCCGGTTGCGAATATATTACCTAGTCCACCATCACCTTGAGCGTAGTTACTGTCGTCTTCCCTAGTGGCTTGGGTATCTTCTTTAACGCGCTCTGCTTCAGTATCGGCATTGATTCCAGTAATTGGTTCAGCCATATCACGAATAGTTTCGTCACTGAATTTGCCAGTACCATTTAGCAACGTAATCAGTTGTGCGGTCGCATCATCATTCTTAGGCAAGTTTGGCATAAAGTTTGCTTTAACCATTGTATTCCAGCTATCGGAGCTAATTTGGTTGAGCGTTTGCCAGTAGTTAACGCAAGCATTGAGTCGAGCGTGTAAGCCACGTTTAAACAACGTTTCTTGTAGCTTGCGTTCTTGATCGCTTCCCCATAGTTTATAAGACATAGCCACACCTGATGCGTTAGAAGCAAAGTTTGGATCATTAACATTAGGTGTATTAGTATACTTGTGAATTTCATTAATAAGAAAGTTCGTGTACGTTGACCAGCCAGTGGCATCATACTGCTTAGTTAGATACTTAGCATCGGGTTGAATAATGTGCTTGGCAGTAGAACCAACGCCACCACTTGCCGCGAACGGCTCCAAATACCACATATGGTTCTTAGGGTCAACGTTCGGGTGAGCCGGTTCAATGATAATCGGCTGGCCGTCTTGGCCTAATTTCTTATTACCATTCTCGTCAAGTAAATACTTAGGTTCTGTCATATTTGAGAACTTACCAGTTAAAACGATATTGGCGTTGTTGAAATCTTCCTGAAAGTCAGCCATCATTGATACGCTTTTATCCAGTGCATCTAGTTGGTCTAGTTCAGGTTCCCAATCTCCTAACCGTTCATCATTGTTGCGATACTCGGTTAAGGGGACAGTATCAAAGAAGTGCGGCAATGTATCATCCAAGACTGCATTGGCAACGGGTGAATTAGTTTGAGGCAAGCCACCCTCACTATGGAAGGTAAAAAGCTGGCTATCAGTATAGACCTCATAGTGTTCTACCAATTTATTATCTAAGATGCCAGTCTGATAATAACGGACACCAACTAGTGGCTTGCAATCGACAGTATCATCATAGATTACAAATGCTTGTTCAGGATCAACTCGAACTAGTCCTAGATCAGTCACTCCGTTTTTAACATACACGAGATCATAAGCTCGACCAGTGATTGATAAGTCCTTCGCTAGTTGCTGGTTGACATAGTCTGCATTCGTATTAGTGGTAAAAGTGTCCAATACATTTTGGAACTTTTGTGCCTGACTATCATCTACATCAGTGTCATCTTGTAGCTTTAATTGAATAGGATTACCTATTAAATAGCCAACTCGAATGCTTGTCATATAACGAGCGAACGCTGCCGCTACTCGATTGTTAGCATGGTAAGGATTGTTACTGTCCGCTTGCTTTTTGATTGCGTTGTTAGCTTGGTAGTAATCATACAAAGTTTGTAGTCTCAAGACTTGATGGTTCTGATGATGATTAATAAACTGATAAACAATCTTCATTAGTTCTAACGGTTGTTCTGCAACTGCCGTGTATGTTCCAACCGGCATCGTGTAGTCTCGGTTTGCTTCACGGTCAAAGCGCTGCTTTCCATAAATACTATTAATAGTCACTCACTCCCATCTGACGACCAATTGCGTATTGTTCGTCCCATTTAACACCTAATGATCCATCGTAATCTCCCATATATTGACGAACTGCATAACGTAAGGCGTCAATCGCATGGTTGTCTTGGTCTTTAGGCTTGCTTAGCGTGTTACCCATGCGATCACTGTCGAAGACGTAACTATTCAACTCACGCCACAAATTCTTGCATTTAGGGTGAACGTGAATTTGATATTGCCATAGTTGGTCAATACCAGCCTCAACCGGTGTCTTTACAACGCTATCAGCATTGGTAATCCCTAAATCATTTAACTGAGCGGTTCTTTCAGGATTTGCGCTATCTGCGTATATCCTAGCTCGTTCATAGCCGTTAACTTTTAACCATTCAGCAATATGTGGTGTTGTTTGATGATAGGTGTACATCTCGTCATAAACCCATAGTTGCTTATTGTGAACATCAACAGCAACGGCCACGAAAGCGTTAGGATCATTACCGAAGCCATAGTCCAGGCCAAAGCCAGTCTGCCCACATTCTTGTATCTTATCCATAGCATTAAAGTCAACTTGTTCAACGTTGTCTTCAAATACTAGCCCTTCAGCTACGCCCCAGTCGCCATCAACAACTGTTTTAGCTCGTCTGGGGTTAGTTTGGTATAAACTATAGAGTCGCTGCTTATATTCGTCAGAAACGAACTCATTGCATCTAACGGTAGTCGTGCGAACAAAGGCGTCATCACGTTTCTGGTCAAAAAACTCACGCTTTAACCAGTGGTGCTCATTCCAAGGATTAAACGTGAGCGTTACTTGATAAAAGACTTGTGGATCATTCCCACGTAACGATTCAATTACCGTTTGTAACTTGCTAAATGATTCAATTTCATAGGCTTCTTCTACCCACAGCCAACACAATTCACCAGTAAGGACATTAACTGAAGTCAGCTTCAATGGATCATCAAGGCCACGAAAGATAATTTTCTGGCCAGTTGGTAAGTAAGTGATTTCTGGCAATGACTCGTTATACTTAAAATAACGCTCTAAGTGGAAGTCATTAATAGCCTTCTTGCATTCCACGAAAGTGCTGGTCTTGTTGGTATTGGCATTACGTCTTACGACCAAGATATTTGACCAATGATACTTAACTAACCGGTAGATTAAATTGTGAGCAGTGGTTACCGACTTCTTCGATCCACGACTACCTTTAATCACTCGGTAAAAGTGATGATCACGCCAGAAATCAGTATAACCATGACCAATCATCTTAGCTAAGTTAACTTTGATTTCCATTGTCTTGGTTATCCTCCTTATCTGGTGTCAAATTATCGTTAAATACAATCCGAACAGTTTCATCAGTATTACTTATCTGTTTGGCCTTAGCCTCCGCAATATCTGCATCAGCCTCAGCTTTTCGAATTTGAGCTTTGACCAGCTTATCATCGCCCGGATACCGCTTAAGTATCTCCTTAACAGCACTTATCCGGGTCTTCAAGTCTGCCTCCTTCTGGCTCTCGTATACGCCTTCCGGAGTGCTCGATATAACCGTTTCTTTAGTTTCACCTCTAGCGATACTAGTAAGCAACTCAACGGCTTCTGTGGCGTCCATAATACGCTTGGAAGATATCTCGGCCATTCGCTCATCGATGTAAGATTTAATTGCAGGTTTTTGCAGGTTTTCAGTAGCTATAGAATGTGCAGACCGGCTTTTGTATCCAGCTTTAATTGCAGATTCTTCCTTTTTTCCAGACTCGATGTACTCGTCGGCAAACCTCTGCTGTTTGGGCGTTAACTTTCGTTTCATTACATACCACCACACCTCCGTTAATTGGAATTAATTAGTCTAAATTTTGTAGCATCGATTCTCAAACTTTTTGTAGGCGTCTAGGTAGATCTCACCCTTATCACCGTTATAGGTAAGCTCGTAATACATGCCATCACTTAAGGTCGTGCTGAGTAACGCTTTGCTATTCTGTAATGCTTTAACTTGCCAAACAGTAAATACATCATCGACAGTGATTTGTTTTCCATCGGTTACATCTAAATGTTCATTAGCGTAGTCCAGCACTAAGGCTTTGCATTTACTTGTAAATTCAACATCGTTCATTCTTAATTACCACCTTTTTATTTTTATCCAAACTAAAAGCGCCATGCTGTTTAGCACGACGCTTATCCTTGTACCACTTATCTAGCCGGGAATCAGCCTGCACCCATTCAGGTGGCTCATACCCGTACTTACTGTGTATCATTTGTGTCATGGCATTACTCCTAAATTTATGTACACAAAAAGCCCGGTTCCGACCCCGGGATTTAACTAATAGACAATGCCAGCGGCAGAGAGGAGCGCATCACCCCTTATAAATCCGCCGGCTACACAGATAGCTGGATTTGAACCAACATAGACGGTTTTGGAGACCGCCATCTTGCCAATTAGATCATATCTGCTTAATAATGGTACTTAATTCAGTTATGTGCGCATAAACTAATCCATATTGACAATGATCACTGCTGGACCATCAAAGCTAAAGGCTTTCTGGTCTCCAACAGTGATTTTTGCTTGCTCCTCTAACTGTAAGCTAATGGTCTGAATACCTAAGCGAGATTCTAATTCCTTTGAAAGCTCCTTAGTTGTCACATCCTTTAAGTCCATTATTTCATCTTCCTCTCCTTAAAATTAACGTAGCCTGCTGGACTCGAACCAGCGACAACCTGATTAACAGTCAGGTGCTCTACCAACTGAGCTAAGGCCACATGAATGTTAGGAAATATGACTAACTTTCCCAACATTTAATAAAACATATTGTATAATTAGTTATTATATTCGAACGGGGGTGAATTAACATGTCAAACAAGATTTCACTGAGTCAATTTCTTAACTTTTCAGTTAAAGTTCATACCAGCGCAAAAATCAATGCAGTTCGTCACATGAAGAATGATGAGTATTCAATCGGACAGGATTACTACTTTCCATTACGTACTGCTATACGTCGGTATACACAAGGCAAAGACACACTTGATTCTATACTAGACGCTGCACAAAACTCTAAGGAAGACCGCAGGGCCAACTTCATAAAAGATGCAACTAAATTTGTCAACTTCATGAAAAAACATGATGTTCAATTTTTTGAAGTAGGAAATGCTTCTTGGAGTTATGACAACAGGATCAATATAAGTGCTTCTCCAGAATTTGGGATGATTTGTAATGGCAAGCGTTATTTTGTTAAAAATTTTTATCGAAAACAGAATCCTAAGGATAAAATCACTTTAACTAAAATGCGTCCCACGTTAACTCTCATGAGAACTGCAACTTCTCAAACAGATTTAGCTGGTGCAAACGCAGCCGTCCTCAATCTTCAAAATGGGAAACTTCTTTTTGATGACAAGCCTATTAACGCAAATAAATTGCTTGAATTGCAAGCAGATGCCGCGCAATTAGCCGACATTTGGGAAATGGTCTAATATCCTATTTATCATGTTCAATTCCCAGATCATTCATAACTTGTGCACATTCATCACAAATCCATGAACCATCATCGTTTTGCAAAGTTGCCACCTGCCCACATAGTGTACAGTGTGGCTTTTTAATATGGATTAAGTACCAGCCATGTATCCATAAACGTAACGAAATAAACATATTATCGCCCTTTTCTTAATTACCTTATGCTACTAATTTACCACCAATTTATTGCTATGAAGTCCGGCTTGAGTTCGGAAAAAGTTCGGTTAAAGTCCGGTTTGAGTTCGGTTTTGGTAAATATTCAGATCTTCTAGGTAATAGCTCTGTGCGAACTGTAGCATTGCCAATGGCTTCCAGCGGTCAAAATACTGAGTCTTGCTGTAGCCAATATCCATGTAGCACATCGTGTCGCTGTAACCTTGTAAATATAGCCGATCTAATATCTCCTGGCACTCATGATCACAGCGAGCCATGGCCTGAATAGTCTGTCGGACAATTTGCTCAGCGTACAGGCGGCGTGTAATCCGATCCTCGGCCGAATTACCAGCTGGGGCCGACTTAGGCATGCCATCCATGCTAGGCGATTTTAAATCAGCGACCGAATGGCCGGACGCCCGAACTGCTTGCGGTAACTTCTTATCCAAGAACCGCCGCACCTGTTTAATTGTTTTATCTTGGTCAATTGGTGGAAAAATTTCATCTGAAATAACTTGCTGTTCGCCCATCATGCGCCCCTCTGCTTTCGTATGCTATAATTAACTTATTCGTAATTAGTTGTAGCGCGGTCAGCATTGGCAGCGCCTTTTTTATTTGCTTGCCTTAATACTTTTGCAAAATCCAATACCTAACCAAAGTGACTTAAAGAAAACCCATACTGGATTATGACCCTGCATGTATGACTGTGATTCCTTTATGAACCACAGATAACTCTTAATGTTCTTCATGCTTACCTCCTACATAAATTAGAAACTTCATTTAGTACACTCCGTTAAAAAGTGGATTTCTACGTGCTCTTCAGGTTTGTAATTCTTACTTTGCAATTCTAGAATCATGCTTTCAAAGTTATCACGTTTGGGTTCTTCAAAATCTTCTTCGCTATAGAATTCGACTTCCTTTTCAGGTGTATTATCGAGGCTGAAGCCATTGCCTTGTCCAGTCACACGAAGCTTGCCTACTTTGTCTTTTGGGTTTGTTTTTACAGCCATAATTGCCATAATTTTTTTAATGTTCATTTTTTATTCCTCCACTGTGTACCCGTCTAGCCACGCCCGGGCAATCAGTTCTTGTTCGTCATAGTTCAAAATCAACGCGTCAGTGAATATTTTTCCCAGTCGATAATGATTAGCTTTATATTCTTCAATTGTATCTGCCCATGATTTAGGAATCACTGGCAGATCATCTGGCAAGGCGGCGTCATAGTCCTTCTTATATTTAATTAAGATTGAGTCAAACTCGCATCCACCATGTGCTTCTTCTCCTTGAAGTCCACAACTGTGAACCAAATCGTCCCATTCTCTTAGTGCTTTCTCGAACACGTCCCGTTTCGCCTCATTGCTCATCTTCAATCACCTCATACGTGTTCATTTCTTCTTCATCGTAGTAAACATTTCTGGCAACCATTTCAGCCTCCTGCTCGCTTCTGAAATGATAAAGCGGATCGTCAAACATTGCTGCAAATTCGCCAATTACCACCTTTTGACGGCCAGATAGCTTATCAAAATAATAGTTGGTGACGCCCGCTTCCTCGCCTTTAATAACCCATGCCATCATCAATCACCTCTTCTAGTACCTTACGATAGCTGCTTGTCACTTTGTCCCATGCTATAAATTTAATCATCACATTACTCCAATAGTTCCGGGTTCTCGTGCACGTTGCCAATAACCTTTGAACCGTGAGTTTCACCTATAAGGTCAAATCTGCTGATAGTTCCAACTACATCAGCTAAAAATTTACCGTTAGCAAATTTAACAATTGAACGATACTTCCGATTTTCTAAAATATCGCCTTCATAAATCTCGTTGCCATTCACGTCTTTCAGGCCGGTAAACTGCTCAAGCTTAAAATCACTTGCATCTAAGGCGTCCAAGGTCAACCCTTTCAATTCGTCATATTCCCTAATTACCTTGCACTCGTTGTCCCACGCTCTAAACTTAATCATCGTCGCCATCTCCATTTTTAATAACGTCATAGCCCCACTCGAAATGTTGAAGTGCCGTCTCTTTGGCTTCTTGCTCAATTTCATCATCAGTCGCATCAGCCGATACTTCGATTGTGTCGTGCCATTCAATACCAGCTGAGTCGCATTCCGACCAAACATCAAGCTTAATCATGATTGCCATCTCCTATCAATGTGTATACCGCTAGAATAGCCAGCCCAGGACAACCACAAACAGCTTGATGCCGCCGACAACTACGAAGCAAACTGCTGTCCACGCCACCCAATCAGCAAGCAAATCTTTAATCGTCATCATTCGCCCTCCATCGATTCTGCCATCGCCATAACCAGCGGGTAGTCTTCCCACGCTACTTCCGACTCATCTGCGTAGCCCATAGCCTCACAGGCCGCTTGTATGGCCCATGCTGGTATTTCAGCATCCATATCTAATCCCCCTTGTCATTCGGGTCAACATCATACCAGCCCTTAGCGCACATCAATTTCCAGCGATAGTCATCACTCTTGATCACATGGTTTAAGTGCTCGCAACGCTTGAATGCGTCGCCATACCGCTTATAAAGCTTTGGGTAGTTTTTCATAATTTCGCCCTGGAAGGTCAGGACGACCATGTAGGCCACTACCGTCTTTCTGCCTAGTTTAAGTGCCAAATCAGTCATCACTTCACGTCCTCCGTTTGGTACCATTCTTTATGATTTAAAATCGCATTCGCGCGTTTCAAATCTCTTAGGTCGAACCAGCCAAAATGACATTGTTCAGCATCAATATTCATCAACTTAGCTAGTCGTCTATAGCAAGCACTTCTATCTAACTCACAATTTCGCCAGACAAGGTCAAATTTAAAATGACACTGTTGTTTTAACTTCTTCATTTCGGGTGTCGCCAATACTCCAAGCGGACGCCTAGTGGCTGGATTACCATGTACTCCACAACTCACCCCGCATTGGGTACAGAAGTAGCACTTACCATTGCCAAATCTTTGACCGTGATAAATTATCGAGTTATCTGTATAAATGACTCTGCCGCCACAATACGGGCATGGAAACTTATCCCAACATTCTGGATCACGTGTTAAACTTTTAACTTCAATCATTTAACGTCCTCCGTAACTTCCTCTACCTCTACTCGCGGATTTCGCTTATCAACTGCAAATTCGTCCTGAAATCCCGTGATATGCTTTCGATTGTCGTTGCCTAAAAGCCCAGCCTTCATAAAGCCGTCCAACACAAACTTTTTAGCAAACGCGATATTATCCGCATCTTTCCGGTTGTTCTTCGTGTACCACGTAAATTTAAGCTTGCAAGGCCAATTAAATTCAACTCCAGAATTATGACTAGCCCGCGCATATACACTACATAAGGCCGTGTACCGCTTCTTTAGGTTAGCTGCCGCATACCGATTGGCCCGTTCAGCCTTGATGTACTCATTTAAGCTAGGTAGTTCGCCCTTAATCACGACTTTGCTCATACTTTCGGCACCCAGCTAATGTAATAGCCATTAACGACCCCGTTAGACATACTGGCCTGTCTAATCGAAAACTCTGGGGCGTCAATCCTCTCGCATAATCGTGCCAGTGTTTGATACGCGATCACTTCGTCAGGATTGTTATACTTCTCAGCACGCCAGTAACCGTTATTCAGTGGCAGGCTGTATTTGTGGACTAAATCCTTTACCCGCTTGAGTTCAATTGCCGTGCTTTCGGCTATCTGCCTGAGAGTATGTTTGCCATGTTTATGTGCTTGCCGAATGGCTTTGATATCTTCACGCTCTCCCTGCTTCGGATCTTGTTTCATACTGGCTAGGTAGGCCGCATCGTCCCATGGCTTAGTTCCAGGCTTCACAAGTCTAACTGGAAACGACCATTCACCAGATTTGTAGTTATGTTGCGCGAGCTTAAACATTTCCGGTTCGGGCCCCATTGCTAGTGGGTGATCGATATCGGGTAGATCAGCGTTAATTACTAGCACCTGTGTTTCAGTCATGCGCTCACCCCTCTTTGACCATTGACTTTGATTTCAAAAATTTATTAGCAAAATACTGCTGCCCCTTGCCCGTAATTAGGGGCGTAAAGCGTGTCTTTGAACCATGGTTAGTGGTGATCACGGTTTCTCTCACTTCCATGATTCCCAGCTCCATCGCTCGTTGGGTCGGTGAGTTGTAACGTTTCCCCATCGCTATTAGGTAGCCATGAGTTCTTAACCAATCGAACAAGCGGTTTTGACCAGTCTCAATGCCGCGCTGGCGTAATACCTTAGCAAAATTACCAACGCTGATAGAATCGTCTGAGCCCGAAACTGCTTGGCCTAATCTAGCTGGCCCTTGCAACTGTTCATTCTCCAGTTTCAGCTGCTCGTTTTCCCTCATCAGAAACCCATATCCACGTTTGACAACCTCCATTGGGCTGTTCCACTTATCTTCAATAGTGATAAAATAACGGCGGTAAATTTGCCCTTGCGGCGTTTGCGACATCATGGACAACTCTTTCGCCATGTTAACGGTTAATGCATAATCTTGAAGCTCACGTTTGGCGCCGTTATTTACAACCGTAACTCCGGTTACACTTGTGAAATCAATGCCTTCGACAAACATGCTAAAGTTTTGATCAACCCATTTACTAAATCGGGTTGTTAATTCCAGGCCTTTGTGTAGATCCCGGGCAGACACTAACTGCCGTCCATCTTTTTCAGTGATTTTAATCAATTCATTCATGCACTCACCTCCGTTTGCAATCCTTGTCTAGCTTGCTCTAGATCAATAAAATACTCGGCTGGCTTACCCCAACATTTGGTCAAATCAAAATTTAAGCCATCCCGCTGATATTCAATAATTAAAACCTCGAGTGCAAATAGCTTGTACTCATGAGCGCACACCTCATCTTGCGCACTACCACCGGCCTTTAAATGCCGCTTCATACGCTGCTTAGTCCAGTGCAATGCGGCCGGTTCATAGGCATGGTTAGCGGCCAATTTGACTAGTTGATTGCCCCAATTCATTTAGCTTCCTCCTGACTGTTCATGAACGCTAGGAACGCCTCGTCACTCATATCGTCCTGCTGGTTATCACTTGAATTTGGCTTAGAATCCGCCTGAGAAGCGCCGTTTTGCATCCATTTTGGCGTAATTTCCTTACGACCGTTTAATGCCTTACCCTTTGGCTTAGGCGGTGTCATATCGTATTCGTCCATCCAGCCTCGACCACCCAGCCAGTTTTCTAAGCTTTTCGTGTAATACTCACCTGTGCCATGTAGCTTTAAATAAGCCTTATACTCGTTAATCTTGGCAACAATTGTCTCTAAGCTAGCCCCTTCAACCTTAGCTGCATAATAAGCATCATAGGCCCTTTGAAAGTCACGCTTCTTGGGGTAGATTGACCAAACTTGTTCGGTAAATTCTTGCTGGATACGGTCACGAAGATCACGCGGTTTGGTTTTATTTGTTTTGTTATTATCTGATTTACTCTGTTCTGATCTGTTATGTGTACTTTCAGACTTGGAAACTGGGTTATCATGACTGGAAACTGGATTACCATCTTTGAAAACTGCATTATCAACATTGGAAACTTTTGACAGTTGATATCTTGGATCAATCGAGTGATCCTTTTTCTGCTTAGCTGCTAATTGATAATTCTCCTGAATCCGTTTCGAGGTCAGCACATGATATTGTTTAAATAGTTCATTATCAAAAAATCCAACTGCACTAGCTTTATCAACCACATCTTGTACTGCACTTTCCTTAGCACCAAGGTCATCAGCCACTAAGAACCGTATATCTTCATCCCACCGCATGTAATACCCTTCGTCCTCATAGATATTACAGAGCAGGTAGATTAGTATCGCGATTGATTGATTACCGCAGGCATTACGGATCTTACGAATTTTAATGTCGTGAAAAAAAGTAACGTCTAAATTGAAATAGTTGATTCCTTTTTTTATTGGACGGGCCATCTCGCACCTCCTGTCCTTATTAATGGGCCTTTCACCCACTCGGTGGATTCAGTCACTGCTGTTCAAGCCAATTCTGTTTTGTCAATCTATGAGTAAGTCGTCTGCACTAACGACGCTCTCTAACTTTTTGGTACTACGACAATAAGCACAATGTCCGCATTGGGCAGGATCTGCTTCGCCTTTAATGACATCTTGAATATGCTGTTGAGAGTCCAATACCTGGTTCATAGCGTTAGTAAGTCGGTACTCCGGTAAATCAATAGCTTGCTTGTCTGGTGGATCCTGTTTGCTTACCGCAACAATATATGGCTTACAATTAACGCCGAATTGCTGCTTAATCAACTCTTGATAGACTGCCATCTGAAGTGGGTAGTTATACGCATATACAAACGGTTCTTTCTCACGAGTTTCTGGATTCCAATACGACTTGTATATGTCAGCGGTCGTCTTCAGATCCACGAAGTAACCTTGTTTCAAATTAAGGCAATCAATCTTGCCCTTCCAGGGATAACCACCGATTTCACCAGTTACAATCACTTCCTTATCGCCTTGATAAAGAAGATTAAAATCATGATCGTCAGATAAAGCTTCAATCATGGATTCAGCAATTTTGAAGCCCTTTTTGAGATGGCCTTTGCTTGGGCCCCGGCTTGAAATTGCCTCTGGATGTTCATCAACAAACTTGGCATGAGCTTTCTCGCTTTCGAAGTAGCTGTGAAGCCAATTTCCAACGACTAGCGCCATTGAGTTCATAACTGGCTCCCATTTACCCTGTAACTCGGCTAACGCTTCTGCTTCACATGCTAGAAACCGTTTAAACACCGTCGGCGACATGTAGGCCCGGTCAGTCCAGTTCTCATAATAATTATTCGGCGTCAGCTTCTGATCCAACATCATTGAGGTTGTCGAAGAGATTTTGCTGGTCGACTTCGTCTTTGACAGGTTCTTGATCATTGCTTGATGCCTCCTTTACAGCTGTTCTAACGGGTTCTTTAGCTGGTTCGGAAGATTCTACCTTCTCGGCTTTATTCTCTGCTACGTCAGCCACCAATGACCTTTTAGCCGGTGTTACGTCCTTCGGATTATCATTTTCGTACTCGGAACTCGTCGTGTCGTTAACTGCTTGCACGAACAAATCGTTGTCGCTTGAACTGTTAATGTAGAACTTTGCAGCTCGATTAATTACAGTCCGTTTAGCCATTTCCTCTGGGAACTCGTTTTGAACCTTCTTCGTCTTAGCGTGGCTCCAACTGGTGTCGATGTCTTTTTTAGTCATAACAGTGTATGTCCGGTTCCCGTTGATGTCTTCGATCCATGCGAATGCTCCGATAATTGGCTTGTCTAAGTTCTCAAAGCTTGGCTCGAACTCCTTAACCACCAACACTCCATTTTCACCACCAATCTTGAACGTGTCGTCTTTGTGGACAACCTGTGCCTGAATATCCTTAACGTTTGAAAGACGCTTTACAACGCTAATTGAGCCAAAATAGGAACGCTGCATGACTAACTGGTTGCCATAAGGAATGAAATAGCATTGGTTTTTAGCTGGGCTCAATCCTTGAATTGCCATGTTCATCAACGCCTTGATAACTGATCCTTGGTCACACTTATCAAGTAATGGTTGGCCCTTAGACGTATCACTCAAAATCAAGTAAGCACTGTTTAATGCATTCCCTACTGAATAATCAGGTGGTAATGACAAGCCTTCATTATTCTTCATATCCTCAATATTGTTATTAACCATCGTAACTAACTCATTACTCATGCTTATTCCTCCTCTGATACCCAGTAATAGCCCAGACGTGTCATCATCGTGTCCGTGTCGATGTGTGCCAGTAGCTCGTCCCATAGACGGGATTGACCAAACACATCAATCAACCATTGCCAATTTGGCTCCTCACCTTGATCTGGATATAACACACTTACGTCAGTCGAACCGAAAGTGACGATACAAATGGCGCTCAACATATCGGCCTGCATATCAGTCGCCCACTGCTTAAAGTCGTTGTTATCGATGTAATCTTGAAACAGTTGAGCCTTGTCGAACTCGTCACCATCGTAGCAATAGTTATCTGCGTCAAGTACCCAGTCACGTGAGTCGTTGCGTTGCTGCCAATGCTCGTTTAAATATGCCTGTGCTGGTATCATTTGGCCCACCTCCGTATTAACATGACCAACCATTGTCTTAGTGACAGTTTCGGAGTACAATAGAACTCGAAAATAAATTTATTAAGCGTCTTAGCTGCACGGGTACTACCAATACTCGAGCAGCTTTTTTCGTACTCAAATTTAGGCTTTAGCGATACTTTGCGTACTTCCAATTCGTTCGACCTCCTTAAATGTGCCAAAAACATTATTCAATTCTTCAATTGTGATCTGTTTGTAAAGCACGTTTCCAATCCGGAATGTAAATTTCATCGTCTTCATCTCCTTAAATTCCAAACCAACTAGCAACTTCATGACGCTTGAACCACAATGCAGTTAGCGCGCAGCCTACTAATGCTCCTTCAATCATTGTGATACCTCCTTACGCTCGTATTTGGTTGTCAGATATCCAATTCTCTAAAGCTTTTTGTGAAAATGAATCTTTTGTCCCCTTCTTGAAATGTGGAAATCCAGGCTGATAGTAATAAAAATCTTTTAATGTATCCACACTGCATCCAAGCATACTAGCAGCTTGCTGTTGGTTTAATCCCTGATCCGGTGTGTAATACTTCTTCACCAGCACTTCCAGTTGTGGCATGATTCTATCGGCTACCGCAACAGCTACAGCATTAATAAACTCAGCGTCATCATTTTGCATTGAGATCATCATCTCTATCACTCCTTCCTATGTTTAACTACTCCATCTTTGAACCATTTCTTCATTCGCTGTTTAAGCTGGTCCTGCATCGATAAATCAAAACCACGACATACATATGCGATTAGGTTTAGCAAGTAAAGCACTGCATCGAAACACTCAGCGACTAGCTTCTTAGGATCATCAAAGTCATTTGGCTTCAAATCCTCTTTGGGTATCGTTAGTTCATCAAGTGAATCCTGAATAGCTGCTAGTGCTTGGCTTAATTCTGGCATCGTTTTAACAGCCATTGCCAGCGGTTCCTTCATGATTCGGTCACCGTCAATCACCGGTGTTGTTACTCCCACGAATCTGTGTGCCAATTCGATTGCAAAGAATTGATTTTGATTAGGTAATGCTGCTAGAAATGCTGGTACCGATTCTATTCGAATGCGGGCCTGATCATGCCTTTGTTTGTAAATCAACGTTACCGAGTAGCCTACCTTGCCGCTCAAATTAATAGGCGTTACGCTGTTATGATTAATAGCATCAGTAAGCATACTGCCTGCAAATACTGAGCTAGACTGTGTTGACATTCCATCACCACCTTTCAGTTTTATGAGTTTAACCTGAATCAAAAAAGCCGGATAATATAATTAAGAGTTAATCATTTCATAGAACTCATTTCGGTCTCCATCGTGAATCATAGCTATCAGCTCTTGAAGCTCGTCTTCCGACATCCAGAATGTCTTAGCATTGATTAGACTCGGCGACACTGCCGGGAGCAGTTCGATGATTGAATCGACAAGTTCACGTTTGTGATTTTTAATTGCTTGCATGTTGTTGCCTCCGTTCTTTGAAAAATTAATAGTTTTATTCACTCCTTATGCGATAATTGAGCATAAGGAGGTGATATTTATGGCTGATCAACATGTCGTCCCTGATGGAAAGGGCGGTTGGAATGTTAAAGGTGCTGGTAATTCACGAGCTACTGCCAACTTCAACAATAAAAGTGAAGCGGAAAAAGTGGCCCGTCGTATTTCTAACAACCAACATTCTGAATTAGTTATTCATAACCGTGATGGTAAAATCTCTCGTAAAGATAGTCATGGTCATGATCCACATCCCCCTAAGGGTTAATCCTTATGTGGGTATGCTTTAACTAAATATCCGGTAGCAGGGGTTGCATCGTCAGTGTTGATTTCTGCTACTTTTTTACCTTCTGTCGTAGTAACCACAATTCGATCCCAAAATTTGCTATTTAACATGGTTCCATCAAAATCTGGATCGCTTGCTGGATGAATAATTACAACTGGTGTTTCTTCTTTCTCACTCATTTTGCCGCCTCCTTTGGTTTTGTACAACTTTTGTCAACGTTAGGGATAAAAAAAATATCAGCTACTTCAACCCCAAGTTTGTCAGCAATTTTTTTGGCTGTTCTTTTGCCAACTGGCTTCTTACCATTAACGATTGAAGACATGTAACTAGGGCCAATATTTACACGACTTGACAACGATTTCTGAGTATATCCATGCCATGCCAATAAAACATCAATTTTCTTTTTGCCAACTACATATAACTGAACCATCCAATTACCTCCTTTCTTAACTTACATTTATATAATACCATCTGTAAAACTTTTGTCAACGGTTTTTGCATAAAAGTTTTACAAATCATTTAAGTATTTTTGACTTTTGTTATACTAAAATCATTAGGAGGACTGATATGAATGGATTCAATAACCCCGGAAAAGTTCGGAAATGCGTTGAAAGAGATTCGTCTACAGAAACATTTTTCATTACGACAAGTCTCACAACAATCTAAAACCGATAGTAAACCCGCAATTTCTCCATCTTATTGGTCACTTGTTGAGCGTGGAGAAAGAAACATACCTAAAGTAGATACTTTGGACCGTATGGCTAAAGGACTAAGAATTACGCGAGAAGAAATCCTTAATCTTGCTGGCTTATCTTCCACAAACAATACCATAGATAGCAAATCCTCTGATAATAAAAAACATTACTATGATTTGACGGCAAAAGATGAAAGAAATATTGATAAAGAGTTGGAAGATATGATGAACGGGCTCGACTCTAAACATTCACTATCATTTTTCCAAAATGGACAAGAGCTATCTGATCAGGACAAAGAACTACTCAAAGCGTCCATGCGCCAAACATTAGAATTATCCAAACAATTAGCAAAAAGGAAGTTCACTCCCAAAAAGTATCGTAATGGAGAGGAATAATAGGAGCTGGTTATATGGAACGGTGGATTGAAGAAGATATTGACCACTTAACCAACAAGTTTGGGATTCAAAGTGCTTTTGATTTGGCGTGTGACTTGGGTATTAACGTGCAATTCAATAACCTTGGCAACAATATTTACGGCTACAATAACAACTCACATCGAATCCCAATGATTGTCATTAACAACACAATTGATGAACGAACTCAAGATGGTGTTTGCTATCATGAAATTTTTCATATACGACATCACAAAGGATTTAATACGCAGTTTTTTGCGGTAAATACGACAAGCTTTCTATCCGATGGTAATGAAACTGAGGCTAATAAGTTTATGCTGGCCATGTTGAAAGAGGAATACGGTTGGAGCAAACAAGAAGATGTATTAGACTTCTTAGATTTTTTCAAGCTACCACACGAACTGGCTTCGCTATTTTAATTAGCTTTTGTTAGCATGGGAAACTAACAAGGAGTTCAAATGTTTCATTTTAGATATATGAATGGGATTTTATTGGGGAATAAGGATATTTGGAGGAGTTTCAATTGAAAAGAGTGCTAGTTTTAGGAGTTGCAATGCTATCTTTGTTTTTAGTCGGGTGTTCCAATAATAGTAAAAACAACAATCACACTAAAGACACAGCTCGTGCAGAAATGGATGTTGAAGCAATATTTGAAAACAAGCAACATAAAGATCTAATTGATAATACCCAACGATCAGACATTGATACGGTCAAAGAGGAAGTTGATAAGTTGCCGACGTCAGCGCATAAGAGAACGCTCATTAAAGAAATTAATCATGCCTATACCCTGCTGCCACGACTTAAAAAACATGAAAAATCAGAAAGCATTTCTGAATCTGTCAAAGCAGTTCAAGCATCGAAAAAAGCAGTTTCGATTAAAGAGGCAAAAAAAGAATATTCACGCAATTCGTCTAACCCTGACGCATATAACGGATCTACCCCTGACGAAGATTCTACATCATCTTCGTCGACAACAAGTTATGATACTACTGGGATATCCGACATCGCAATCGAAGATACCATCAAACAGCATGTTTCTGATGTAAAGGTAAAAGAAATCAGTGGCGAATACCATAAACCAGTAACTACCGGTATTGACATAAATGTCAAAGATAGCTCTGATTACTATGATGAAGGTGCTTATAAGAAAGACGCCTACCATATTCTGCTAGCGATTAAAGATGACTACGGATTCTCCGACTTTAAAAACATTGCTATCACCTTCTATATGGATGGCGATGCGTTGGTAAAAAGCTCCTTTGACCAATCAGCACTCAAACAAATCAACCATAAAGATAATAACTACTATAATATTGATTCGGTCGCTACCGAATGGAACACAGATAATCTGAATGCTAAGTATTAACTATAAGGGAAGTGCACAAATTGGATGACAATGAACGCGAAGCTTTAACAATTATGAAAAAAGCATATCAAGATGAAATCGCTTATATTATGGGTGTGAATAATACTGATTTCTCAAGATTTTATTGGGCAAATAAACGACGTTTGAAAATGTATTTCATTAAAATCTTCGATTCTTCATCTATCGAAATATCCGAAAAATATATTTTTTTTGCTACAAAAGATACATCAGACAGTATAGAAATACTTGATTTTGAAAAAGAAACACACACTTTTGAATTTGAAAATATTTCCCATAATAATCAAAAGGTTCTTAATTATCTGGTTTCGAACAAATTTCTTTCAAAAGACATAATACCTAAGATAGTACCAGAATCTATTAATATTACTTTTTTCGTTAAGAACTTCGATATACTCACTCAAAGTAGCGTTCTATCAAATTGTTTAAAGAAATTTGCTGATGCGGAATATAAAAAAACTCATGACCAGTTAACCACTCAAAATAAGATTGAAAAGTTTCCATTAACTCAAACAAAACTATTTGTAGACACTTATCATTTTGATCAAATGCTATCAACACTGAATGATAATCAATTTACAGATGAATTCAATCAATGCTTATTTGCATATCAAAATCAAAAATGGTTTCTTTGCGCTGCTGGCCTAGGAAGCTGTCTGGAACACTTGATGCTCTTAACTTTGAGCAATTATCATAAAGAAACACAATTGGGGCGAAATCCTACCGCCAAAGATTATTTAAAAGCGTTCACCAAGGACCCTATAAAACTAGAATCCAGACAGCAAACATTCATTGATGCTCTCTTTAGATTGCGCAATTCTGTAGATCATCACAACAGTGGTATCACTTCTAAAAGAATCTGCGACACACTGCTCGATGGAATAAGTGATGTTTTCAATGAGTATTATGTCCCCTCAATGAAAAAAAGCTAAAAGTTCGTTCATGTTGTTTGCATCAATAGCATCAACCGACTTATATGTCACATTTCCATTTTCATCATAATCATAGTATCTGAACTTCTCATCCTGTGGAAGGTTATCCAATTGACGCTCATCCCGATAAAATTCTAACGCTCGAATCAAAAGTTCACGTTGACTTTTTGTCATATCAAACACTTCCCTTCTTGTAGAGATTATACAACATTCAATGAAAACAACAAAAGTCCCCTCACCGGGCTTTCACGCGAGCGTAGTTCAACGGTAGAATGGTTCCTTTAATTCAAATATAGCCTACCTTCCAATGCAGGTTCGACTCCTGCCGCTCGCATTTAAAACTTAATTGGACCTTTAGCTCAGTTGGTTAGAGCAGACGGCTCATAACCGTCCGGTCGTTGGTTCGAGTCCAACAAGGTCCATTCACGCGAGTGTAGTTTAGTGGTAAAACGACAGCCTTCCAAGCTGTAGTCGCGGGTCCGATTCCCGTCACTCGCTTAGTACCCCTTTATTGGGGTATATATTTTGAACTCAAAAGAACATACGTTCAAATAATTCTAATTGGAGGACTGATGAGTATGCCACGACAATGGAAACCTTTAAAACGTCACCCTGGAATCTACGAATATGAAACAAAACGAGGAAAAAAATACGGAATTCGCCGTTCTTATACCGATATTAATCATAAATACCGCACTTGGAGCAAATCTGGTTTTATAACTTGGCGAGATGCTGATATTGAATTAAAAAAATTCGAAGTAACGCTTGGAACTGGACAAATCACCGCATCAATTTCAGACACAATTACGCTTCAAGCTTACTTTGATAAAGTTCTAAAGCGAAATATTGACTTGAAACTTTGGCGACCGGCCACCATTACTCAGAAAAAAAACTACTGGAACAATCAATTAAAGCTTGTTTTCGGTAATCAGAAAATCAATGAAATCACTAGGCAAAGTTATCAGAATTTTATCGATCAAATGATCAAAGATGGTTATGCCAAAAACACTATTATTACAACCAATTCTGTAATGCAAATATTGATGAATGATGCTGCCCGGAATGATGTGATTGTGAAAAACAAGTTGAGTGGTATCTCAATTGATGGTGGTAAATCACCGTCATCAAAAACAATCACTGAAAAACAGTATAACCAGCTCATGGCCGTAGCACCTAGTGTCTTGTCAAAGTACCAATACTGCATGTTAGCCCTGCTAACGCTTGGGGAACGACGTGAAGAGCTTATGGGACTACAATTCAGTTCTTTTAAATTCTCACAATGGAATGACGAAGAAGTTTGCGCAATACAATTTAAGAAGGGGCGTACTAATGCAGAACCAGACGGCGGTGACTTAAAGAATAACTCAAGCTACCGCACAATATATGTACGTGGCGAAATGCTCAATATTTGCCATTACGCCATCACCTATAGTCAAAATATTTATTCAAAGACCCATAGAAACATTAATGATGAAAGTTTTTTATTTGTAAATGAAAAGACAGGTATGCCAATGGGAGTACAGCAAGCAAATAAGGTTTTGAATAAAGTTGGTGAAGCAGCTGGAATTCATATTACCCCTCACATATTCCGACATTACTTTGCTACCATGGCACTCACCAATGGACAAGTTGCAACTGATGTCATGCACTGGTTAGGCCACTCATCTTTGCAAATGACTCAAAGTTACACTCGGGAAAATGTTCGTGGTGCACTTAATGTATTTAATGGCATGGCTCCTACTCTACTAGGAGATTCAGATGATGAACACCAAAGTTTGTGA